AAATTATGATTTGGTATTTTAGAAAAGATCATGAATTAGACTATGAAGCTAATAGAATTATTGAAGAAGCCAATAATCAAAAATTAGATATCAAAGTTGTAACTCCTGACGAAGTTGATTTAATTGTAACTAGAAGTGATAGACGCAGTATTCGTGTTAACAGCGAGCCTGTTGCTTTGCCAAAATTAGTGTTGCCTAGAACTGGTAGTGGTACGGGTTACTATGCTCTCAGTGTGCTAAGACATCTAGAAAGACTTCATGTGCCTGTTGTTAATACAGGAGACAGTATTGAAGCAGTCAAAGACAAAATGTATTCCACACAGATTCTTGCACAACACAATATACCAATTCCACGAACCATGTTGGTACGTTTTCCTGTAGATGAAGATTTAGTTGAAAAACAAATAGGTTTTCCTTGTGTGATTAAAGTATTAAGTGGTAGTTACGGACAAGGCATACACCTTGTGCCAAACAAGTCAGCATTAAATGAACTAGCAGAATTTATCAAAAGTTTAAAATCTCCACTGAACATTATTATTCAAGAATATATCAGTGAGCAACCTGGCACAGATTTACGAGTATTGGTAATTGGAAACAAACCAATTGGTGCAATGAAAAGATCTAGTCAAGATGGCAGTTTCAAAGCCAATATCACAAGAGGTGGAGTAGGAGAACTGTATCCTTTGGATGATGAAATAACCTACATTGCTACAGAAACAGCAAAATTACTCAATCTTGATATTGCTGGTATTGATTTATTATTTGACGAACATGGATACAAAGTCTGTGAAGCCAATTCTGCACCAGGATTTGAAGGCTTTGAAAAGTATTGTAAAATAGATGTTGCAAAAGAAATAGTACAGTATTGTAAATTTAAGATAAATGCTGTATAGTTAAAAGATTGTTATGATTGACTTAGAAACATTAGATCTACGTACACTACAAAAGGAAGCCGCTCGGGCTTTGGCCACATATGTGGACAGCACAAACAACGGCCTAGCAGAAATCAACAAAAAATGCCAGCACAATTCTACAATATTCTACAAAGAAGTCATTAAAAAATATGCAGAAACATATGGTGATCTGCCTAGTCTTGCTGGTCCTGGCCAAAATATTCAACTTTTTTCTGAAAAAATAGAAAAAAAATAAGATTTGGCTCTTGACTTTTACAAAATCATGCTTATATTATACATATACAGTAAAAACTGTATAAATACAAATGTAGATTGCTTTAGATAGGATCTACATTTAAACAACTTGCTTAAAAGGAGGAGTTATTATGACAAGAAATCTATCTATTTTTAATCAGTTACGTCCTGTAACTATTGGGTTTGATGACGTTTTCGACCATTTTGAAAGAATGTTTGATGGAGACGTTTTCACAGCACCTATGACAAATTACCCACCTTACAATATTGTAAGAACAGGTGATAACACATACGATATTGAAGTCGCACTTGCTGGTTTTGGCAAAAAAGACATCAATGTTGAGTATGCAGAAAACACACTTACTATCAAGTCTGTGAAAAATGCTGACGAAGGCGAAGAAAAAGACGGAGTCATTCACAAAGGCATTTCAAAAAGACAGTTTACAAAGTCTTTTACAATTGCAGACGATGTAGAAGTTAAAGGTGCTGAACTTAAAGATGGTTTGCTTAGAGTATCTATGGAAAGAATTATTCCAGAGAGCAAAAAGCCAAAAACTATCGACATTAAGTAACTTTAATTAACACACTACTTTATGCGGAACCCCGGTAACACAACGCCGGGGTTTCTCTTGAATACGATAAATACTTAAGATAAAGGACAATTAGACCCATGAGTATTACAGCATTCAAACGACACGGTATTTTTCTTAAATGGTGGTGGTTTTTTACATTAATCGTAGCATTGACAGTTGTTTTGATAGGTTTTGGTGTACACGAAGACTTATGGAACAACGATAAAACCAAATTATCATATCTTATACTTTTTATTTTTTACGGAATGACATTACATTGCGGTTATGAGAGTTGGAAATTAAGCCAACTTGCCAATGGTGATATTAAAAAATTAGAAAACATTGACACAAGGCACGAACCAGGATGGTTTGCGTCGGACGTGTTGCTAACACTTGGATTGATCGGAACTGTGAGTGGTTTCATTCTAATGTTGGCAGGTGCTTTTGGTAATTTAAACATAGCAAATGTTTCTTCGGTGCAGACAGCATTGGCAAACATGGCAGTTGGTATGTCAACAGCATTGTATACAACACTAACAGGTTTGATCACAAGTACAATCCTTAAAGTACAATATTTTAGATTAGATCAAGATTTAGAAAGATACAGAAATTTACAAGCAGAGAAATTGGTTGAACGTGTAGTAGAACAGAAAGGTAACTAATATGGCAGGCAAACGTCATCGCAGTTACGGATCACAGGTAGCATTCATTGATTTGTTGTTCAACACACTTGTTGGATTCGTGTTTCTGTTTATATTGGCTTTTATTCTTATCAATCCGGTTGCAAAAAAATCTGATGTTGAAGTTGTTGCAGAATTTATAGTAAAAATTAATTGGCCAACAGATTCTCCGGACGACATTGATCTATGGATGAGAGATCCATTAGGCAATTATGTTGGATTCAAGTCAAAAGATGTTGGATTAATGAGTTTGAATAGAGATGACCTAGGCACAGCAAATGACATGGTTTACGATCCAACAGGAAAACAGATAAAAGTTTTTAGAAACGAAGAAATGGTTACCATAAGAGGTATTGTTCCTGGAGAGTATATTGTGAATGTGCATTATTACGGTAAAAAGATAGCAGTAGAAACCTCAGGTGAAAAAAACTATGCACCAATGCCGGTACAGGTACAAATAGAAAAAATGAATCCGTACAATGTCATATTTTCAAAAGAAGTGGAACTGCGAGGAAAAGGCCAAGAACTAACAGTTATAAGGTTCACGGTTGATGAAAAAGGTAATGTGACAAATTTTAATGATCTAGGATATGCTATTATTGACAAAGTCAAAAAAAATGCAACACCTAGTATTCCACCAATGCCAGGAGCAGGTTTATAATGATTCAAGGACACGTATTTTTAGTTTTATTACTCATGCTGATAGGAGCGACAGTTCTTTGGACATTTATATCGTCATCGAATACAAAATGGGTATTGAAAGCCAGTTTGACAACCCTTATGTTGTTTTCAATCCTCAGTGCTTGGATTGGGTTAAAAACAATGTATGGATATCCATATAATGCTTGGCCAAATAATGAAAATTATATTATGGTAGGATCTTATGTAGAAGAGCCAGAAATAAAAAAACCAGATTCTGGAGCAATTTATCTATGGTTGATTGATGTTGATAAAGGAATTAAAAAGAAATCTTGGATAGATACTATTTCAGGTGTAATTAATGGTAGACAACCTCGTGTTTATGTTATACAATACACAAGACAAATGCATGAAGAATTAGATAAACTTGAAAAAGAAAGACAAGGACAGCCAATACCGATCAAATTGGTAGACGAGGATAAAGGTCAAGAAATGATGGCTCACGATGGAGAGAAAGAAGATAGGCAAACATATGAAAATTATATTTTGCCAGACGCAGTTATTATAAATAAATAAAATTAATTAATAAGGATAAAAAATGACAGAACAAGGTAACGCAAACGTACAAACTTCAACAAGCACACAAACTACTATAGATGAACCAGGAATGTTTCATGTATATTTGCTAAATGATGATTATACACCAATGGACTTTGTTACAGAAATCCTTAAAACTATTTTTAGAAAATCTCCACAAGACGCTGAAGCAGTAATGATGCAAATTCATGAAGAAGGCAAAGGCGTTGCAGGAACATACTCACATGAAATTGCAGAACAAAAAGCAATTGAAACCACAGCACAGGCAAGGTCACAAGGACATCCACTAAACTGCACAGTTGAAAAGGCATAATTTTTGTTTAGATTTTTTACAACTCGTAAATGGCTACTTTGGGCGTGGCTAGGTTCTTTTGTTATACTTTCATCACTGTGGGTACAGGTTAAAATTGATGTAAAAATTAATGAATGGTTTGGTGTGTTTTACGATATGATTCAAAAAGCACTTGCAACACCAAATGCTATTACATTACAAGAGTATTTTGCAAGTTTATTATCTTTTATAACACTAGCGGGTGTGTATATTGCACTATACGTAGCAATCAGTTTCTTTACAGCACATTTTTTATTTAGATGGCGAACAGCCATGGTAGAATGGTATCATTCAGTGTACGACAAAGCAAGAACAATTGAAGGTGCCAGCCAAAGGGTACAAGAAGACACAATTAAATTCACAAGGATAATGGAGACGTTAGGCACAAGTTTTATTGAATCGGTAATGGTATTGATACAGTTTGTTCCTATACTACTTGGATTGAGTGTAGGTATTCCAATTTTCTTTTTTGGTGATTGGCAGTATGGTTTAATCACAGGTGCTTTGGTATGGACACTTGGTGGAACACTATTTTTGATTGGGCTTGGTTGGATATTAAGACTTGTAGGAGTTGAATATGATCTACAAAAGAAAGAAGCGGCCTATAGAAAAATTTTAGTTATTGCAGAAGATGATGGCAATGTGAGACCAAAAAAAATTGATGAATTATTTGCAGATGTGCGTTCGATCCACTTTTTAAGTTATGTACGTTATCTATATTTTAATGTAGGACGTATGGCATATCTACAAGCAAACGTATTAAGTGCTTATGTATTCTTAGCACCAGCAATTGTGGCAGGTGTTGTAACACTTGGAGTCATGCAACAAATTATTAGAGCTTTTGGAAGAGTTGAAGGTTCAATGCAGTACTTGTTAAAAGCCTGGCCAACAATTATTGAACTAATGAGTGTGTACAAACGTTTAAGAGAGTTTGAATCTAAACTTAAATAAACACTTGCAATAAATATTTACATAATATATAATAACAGTGTGTTACAAACGGCACCGCAAGGGTCGTAATAAGCATCTTGAAAGGAGTTTATATGAGTATAGCACCATTTATGGGATCTTTCTTTATCATATTAAGAGAAGGATTTGAGGCAATGTTGATTGCCATGTTGATTTTTACCTATTTGGAAAAACTCAACGCACAAGATAAGAAAAAATATGTTTGGCAAGGTATAGGGTATGGGGTACTTGCTTCAATAGTTATAGCCATAGCATTCACATTTATAACATCACTCACACATGCACACGAAGAATTATTTGAAGGTGTAACTATGTTGATTGCGGCAGGTGTTTTGGCCTACGTGGCATTTTGGTGTCACACAGCAAAACAACATGTGGAAGGTGCAATTAAAACAGCAATAACCACAGGCACAGCAATCACACTATCACTGGCAGTGTTCTTTGCAATACTGAGAGAAGGTTTTGAGATTGTGTTATTTTACGCAGGCTTGTTTGCGTCACCAATTGCAGAAACGTACAGCATTTGGTTTGGTGGTGTAGCAGGTGTAGTTGCACTAGGCATAATTTATATTTTAATGAAAAAAGGCATAGCACGAATCAATGTTGGTACATTCTTTACTATCAGCAAATGGTTATTAGGTGCTTTGGCAGTGTATTTTGCTTACAACGGAGTACATGAATTGCTAGAACTAATGGAAGGGAGTCACTAATGATACAAACAGAACCAACACCAAATCCAAATGCATTAAAATTTTTACCAAATAGAGAAGTGAGGGGAAGTAAAGCCCCTCTCTTTTACAAAAAAGATCCACAAGGAAATCCAAATGAAGACTCTCCCTTGGCATATGATCTTTTTAAACTAAATGGTATACAGGATGTATTTTTTGGATCTGATTTTATTACTGTAGGTAAAGATGATACAGTAGAATGGGAAGATATAAAATCATCAATCATACAAGAAATACAAAGTTATGCTGATAAATCATTTGTGATTGAAGAAACAAAACCTGCCTGTGAAACAATTAATGCAGATTCAGGTGAAACAAAAGTAACAAAAAGAATAGTTCAACTACTTGATGAACGTGTGAGACCAGCAGTGGCACAAGATGGTGGAGATATCATATTCCATAGTTTTGAAAACGGCACAGTATATTTAGAAATGTATGGTGCTTGTTCAGGCTGTCCAAGTTCTACAGCAACTCTTAAAATGGGTATTGAAAATATGTTGCGACACTACATACCAGAAGTACATACAGTAGAGGCAGTATGACAGACCACATAAAAGAAAAAATAGTTGAAAATTTAAAGCAAGTATATGACCCAGAAATTTCAATAAACATTTATGATCTTGGTTTGATATATAATATTGATTTGTCTGAATTACCAAAAGCATCTATTACTCATACACTAACATCAGCATTTTGTCCAGCGGCTGATCAGATTGTAGCAGACATTAAAAATGCGGCCATGGGAGTAGAAGGTGTTGATTCCTGTTTTATTGAAACTACATTTGATCCACCTTTCACACAGGACATGATGAGCGAAGAGGCCAGACTGGCATTAGGAATATAGTTGACTTTAAAAATAAATAGTGTATAATAAAAACATAACCTAGGAGAAAAACATGGCAGAACAATATAATAGAGATAATATGATTAAAGCGATTGAAGAACACGCAAAAGGTCATATAGCCAAACACGCGATGAATGTTGAAGTATATCTAAAAAACTCAGCAGGTGTTGGTGAGCATCCAGATATTTTAGAAGCAGTAGAAAAAGAACTAAAAATTATTGCTGAGTATCATGATCAATTAGAAGTATTAGAAAAATATTTTAAAAATTAATTTATGAATGTACAACAGATACTTGATGCTATTGGCGTAGACAAAAATTTATACACAGTACCAAATGGTAATTCTGTAGGGTCACCTGTTGACGCTAGTGAAATTGCTACTGTAAAATATTCTACAAGACAAGAATATGAAGCAAAGGTACTTAATTTAAAACAAGCACAAATAGAATGGCGAACTGTACCAGCACCACAAAGAGGTGAACTGATCAGACTGTTTGGTGAAGAACTTCGTAAGTACAAAAACGAACTTGGTAGATTGGTTACTATTGAGAATGGTAAAATATTCCAAGAAGGATTAGGTGAAGTTCAAGAAATGATTGACATCTGTGATTTCGCAGTTGGTCTATCAAGACAGTTATACGGATTAACAATGCCCAGTGAAAGACCTGGTCACCGTATGCAAGAGATGTGGAACCCATTAGGAGTGGTTGGTGTTGTTTCAGCATTTAACTTTCCTGTAGCAGTATGGAGTTGGAATTTTGCAATTGCAACTGTGTGTGGTAACGCAACACTTTGGAAACCGTCACCTAAAACACCTTTGGTATCATTTGCCTGTGAAGCAATATTTAAAAAAGCAGTTGAACGTTCTGGTATACCACAAGCACAAAACATTTTAGAACTTGTTATTGGTGCAAATGAATCTGCAGAATGGTTGGCAGATGATAATCATATTAATCTTGTGAGTTTAACAGGATCAACAGCAATGGGACAAGCACTAGGCAAAAGAGTTACTGAAAGATTTGGCAGAGTGTTAATGGAACTTGGTGGTAATAATGCAATGATAGTTACCCCAAATGCAGATATGAAATTAGCGATCAGAGCCATACTGTTTAGTGCTGTAGGCACAGCAGGGCAAAGATGTACGACCTTGCGTAGAGTTATTGTGCATAGATCAATACACGAGCAACTGGTAAAAATGCTTAAAAAATATTATGCAAAAATCACAGTTGGTGATCCTTTAGATCCAAATGTATTGGTTGGTCCACTTGTAAGTGAACAAGCATATGAAAATATGAAAGAAACAATTGCACAGTGTGAACAACAAGGTATTGGCACAGTGACTGGTGGCGTAAGATTAGAACGTGATGGTGTTTATGTAACACCAGCAATAGTTGAATTAACTAAAGCAGAAGAAATTACAAAAACAGAAACATTTGCACCTTTGCTGTACATCATACCATATGATGAACTAGCAGAAGCAATAGCAATCAATAATAATGTACCACAAGGTCTAAGCAGTTGTATCTTTACAAAAGATTTACAAGAAGCAGAATTGTTTATTGGAGCGAATGGATCAGATTGTGGGATTGTAAATGTTAATATTGGTCCTAGTGGGGCTGAAATTGGCGGAGCCTTTGGTGGTGAAAAACACACTGGCGGAGGTAGAGAAAGTGGTTCAGACGCATGGAAACAATACATGCGTAGAAGCACGGTAACTGTAAACTACTCAACAGACTTGCCATTGGCACAAGGAGTTGAATTTAATGTCTAAGGAGATGAATATGAATCTAGTACCAATGGTTGTTGAACAATCGTCAAGAGGTGAAAGAAGTTATGATATTTTTTCACGTTTATTAAAAGAAAGAATTATCTTTATAACTGGTCCAATAAATGACACAGTGTCAAGTTTAGTTTGTGCCCAGTTGTTGTTTTTAGAATCTGAATCTAAAGACAAGGATATCTATATGTACATTAATTCGCCAGGGGGTAGTGTAACAGCAGGCTTGGCAATGTATGACACTATGCAATATATCAAACCAGATATCTCAACAGTGAGTATTGGTTTATCAGCGAGTGCAGGATCATTGTTATTAATGGCTGGAGCCAAAGATAAAAGAATTAGTTTACCACACTCAAAAATAATGATACACCAACCTTCAGCAGGATTTAGTGGTCAAGCAACTGATATTGAAATACATGCAAAAGATATTTTAGATACAAAGAAAAGATTAAATGAATTGTATGTAAAACATTGTGGCAAAGATCTTAAAACAGTTGAAGATGCTATGGAACGTGATAATTTTATGACGCCACAACAAGCATTAGATTTTGGCCTAATTGATAAAATTGTTGAAAATAGATAGTGTACAGACAAATTGGATATTTTGACGATGATAAACATTCAAAGTTTGTAGAAGATAAATCTTTTGCAAGAGTAGAACTTCCTAATCATTCAGATGATCTTGTGTTTGTAACTGATAAACAATACGTTTTAGCAAAACTAAAATATCCAGACATAGAAACATTAGGTTTTTACTCATTTCCTCTTGATTATTTTGATTAAAACAAGTATAATATAAACATGTTAGATATATTTCATTTGAGCTATCAAGAGCCTTATGCTGATAAAACTTGGCAATCGCTAGTGGAACGTTTTCCGTATGCACGTAGAGTAAAAGGTATAAAAGGAATTTTTAATGCACACAAACGTTGTGCAGAATTGGCCTATACAAAAAGTTTTTATGTGGTAGATGCAGATGCTATACTAGAACCAGATTTTGATTTTAGTTTTAAACCAAGCAAATGGGATGAACATTGTACCTATGTGTGGCGTTGCAAAAACCCAATCAACGATTTAGTATATGGTTATGGCGGCGTTAAATTATTTCCCACAGAAACATGTAGATCTGCAAATGAATGGCGTATAGATTTTACAACATCAGTATCAAACAAGCCAGGCGAAAAAGGTGCATTTAAGGCAATGCCAACGATCAGTAATGTTACTGCATTTAACACAGATCCTTTCAATACATTTAAATCAGCATTTAGAGAATGCACAAAATTAGCGGCAAAGGTAATTGACAAACAAAAAGATGCAGAAACAGAACAACGTTTAGATATATGGTGTTCAGTAGGTAGTGACAGAGGATTTGGCGAATATGCAATCGCTGGTGCTATTGCTGGCAGGGAATATGGTGAAGCAAACAAAAATAATATGGAGGCATTGAGTAAGATAAATGATTTTGGATGGCTCGAACAACAGTTCAACAAAATCCAAATCTCATCTAGAGACGCACGAACTATTAGATAGATTTGAATTATTGTATGACAACGTAGACGAATTAAAAGATCTAAGACGTGCGATCATTGATGAAGATTTGTCAAGCATTTTTAGATTGGCAGGTAAAATAACTGGTTCGCAAGAAATTTTTGATGAATTTAGAAAAGCAGTATTAGAAAAAAATGTCCATGCAATTTTTAGAGTATTAGAATCAATTGAAACTAATTCTAATTTTGAACTTCTTAGAAAATCAATTATTAACAAAGGTGAAAGTTTTGATGTATTAAAACTATTTGTTAATAGTGAAGTATTAACCACATTACCTAAAACAATAAAAAACTTTCCTGATATAAATGTAAAAGATGCTTATGCCAGAGGACAATTACACAGTAAAAAATGGCTAGTTTCAGAAGTTGAAAAAGTTGGCATGCATTTAGGAACAGTATTTTTATGTGCAGGTTGGTACGGAACATTAGCAACTATGCTTTTTGAATCAGAAAAAGTTCATTTAGATAAAATAAGAAGTTTTGATGTTGACCAAAGTTGTTGGCGTATTGCAGAATCAATCAATAAACCATGGGTAATGGACGAATGGAAATTTAAAGCAACAACACAAGATATACATAAAATTAATTTTAATGAATACGCATATAAAACGCTACGATCAAATGGAACAGAAAGAGAATTATTTGATGTTCCAAACACAATTATTAACACAAGTTGTGAACACATAGAAAATTGGAATGATTGGTGGGCGAGTATTCCAAAAGGTAAGTTGTGTATCCTACAATCAAACGATTATAAAGAATTGCCAGAACATATCAACTGTGTGGATGATGTAGATCATTTTAAATCAATTGCTCCTATGACAACATATTTGTATGGTGGCGATCTAATACTTGGTAAGTATACAAGATATATGTTGATAGGAATAAAATAAAATGTATGCGTATCCTGATATTAGAACAGTTCATTTAGAAATTACAGCCAAGTGCCAAGCCGCTTGTTTACAATGTGATCGTAATATCAACGGTGGCGAAATAAATCCTAACATAGAATTAAATGAATTATCTTTAGAAGACTGTAAACATATATTTCAACCTAAGTTTGTAAAACAACTAGACAGTTTGTTTATGTGTGGTAATTTGGGTGATCCTGTGATTGCACAAGAATCGCTAGAAGTTATGCAGTATCTACGCAGTGAAAATCCAAACATATGGTTAAGCATGAACACAAATGCTGGTGCTAAAAAACCAGAATGGTGGCGTGAACTTGCTAAAACAATTGGACAAAAAGGTCATGTTATTTTTAGTCTAGATGGATTAAAAGATACTAATCACTTGTATAGGCAAAATGTTAATTGGGATATATGCATGGACTCTGCTGAAGCATTTATAGGTGCTGGTGGTAGAGCTCGTTGGGATTATTTGATATTTGGACACAATGAACATCAAGTAGAACAAGCAGAAGCACTATCTAAACGCATGGGTTTTGAAAAATTTATGAGTAAAAAAACAGGTAGATTTTTTAGTAATACTAAAGCCAAAGGTAAAGATGAACATCAAGGTGTGAACCGTAAGGGTGAAGAAACACAAAAACTTACAAAGCCAGATGAAAAATATTTAAATCCTGCACTTAAAAAAGAATCAACGTTGATAGAAAAATATGGTTCTATGAACAACTACTATGACCAAGCAAAAATAAATTGTAAGGTATTAAAAGACAACAACATTTATGTTAGTGCGTCTGGACATTTGTTTCCTTGTTGTTGGACAGCAGGACAAATATACAAATGGTGGGAAAAGCCAGGACAAAATCAGATATGGAGATTTATTGAAGATGTAGGAGGATTAGATTCACTATCAGTTTTAAATCACGGATTTGAAAAGGTCATGCAAGGTGACTTTTTTAAAAACATAATGGACAGTTGGTCAAAAACATCTTGCACAGATGCAGATGGAAAATTAAAAGTGTGTGCCGTGAAATGTGGAACAGAGTTTGATCCGTTTGGCAGTCAATTTGAAAAGGTAAATACATAAAATGAATAATAAAAAACTACCATCAAAAACTTTCTGTGCTTTACCTTGGATGCATTTGTCAACAAGACCAGACGGTAATATGCGAGTATGCTGTACTGCTAACGCAAGTTCAGTAGGTGCTACCAATGATAAAAAACACGGTGGACAAGTTGGTGTACTAAAAACAGAAAGCGGAGTACCTGCAAATTTAAATAATTCAGATTTAATGACTGCTTGGAACAACGACTATATGAAGAATGTTCGTAAGCAGATGCTTAATGGCGAAATGCCAGCATCGTGTTTAAAATGTTATAAAGAAGAAGCGGCCGGACATTTAAGTAAACGCCAATGGGAAACTGATTACTGGTTAAATAGATATTCAATTGATGAAATTATCGAAGACACAAAAGAAGATGGATCTATACCACCTAAGATTAGATATTTAGATTTGCGTATGGGATCTAAATGTAATTTAAAATGTATTATGTGTTCACCACATGATAGTTCATTATGGGTAAAAGATTGGTTAGATGTTTATCCTACTATCGAAAATCAAGATCTAAAACAAACTATGGGTTGGGATAACAAAGGTAAAATGCATGGTGCAAATTATAATTGGCACAAAGATAATCCAAAGTTTTGGGATCAATTGTATGAACAAATACCTCACATGTATCAACTATATTTTGCAGGTGGTGAGTCAACTATTATTGAAGAACACTACACACTATTAGAAGAAGTTATCAAACGTGGATATGCACACAAAATAGAATTGCGTTACAATTCAAATGGATTAGAAATGCCACAGAGATTGTTTGACATTTGGAGTCATTTTAAAAGAGTACGTTTTCATTACAGTGTAGATTCAATAGGAGAAATGAATGATTATATACGTTATCCTTCAAAATGGGATCACACAGTTAAGCAGTTTCACTTGTTGGACAACACAGAAGACAAAGTCGAAGTCACTGTAGCATGTGCGGTACAGGCTCTTAATATTCATTATATTCCAGATTTTATAAAATGGAAATTAGCACAAAATTTTAAAAAGATAAACATATGGCCGTTTGGTGCAGGTATGATTAACTATCACTTTGTATATTGGCCAGGACACCTAAATGTAAAAGTTTTACCACAATGGTTTAAAGATCAAGTAAAACAAAAGTATGAAGAATTCTATCCATGGTTAGAAGAAAATTGGCAGTTGTCAGGTGCACCATCAAAAGAAGAATTTATGAAAGCAGATTATGGTATTAAGAGATTACAAGGCATGGTTAAATTTATGATGAGTGAAGATTGGTCACAGCGTATGCCACAGTTTAGAGAGTACATAACAAAATTTGATAAACAAAGAGATACTAACTTTGCTGAAACGTTTCCTGAAATGGCTGACTTGTTAGATGAAACAAAAGACAATCAAGTAAAAGCAGAAGCAAGTGAAAGTATTGATGAAAAACTTGAAAGAGAACTTGCAGATGGCGGAACAATCTAAATTAGAACGTAAGTGGCATGATATGAAAGATCATGTTACCAAAGGTCGTGAAGAATTAAACGGTATGGCGATCTGCCCTTTCGCTGGTGCTGGTTTTGCCAAAGATGAAATAGCAGTGCATTGGGTTAAGCAAGATATGTTTAACAAAGCAAATGAAGTAATAAAAAGTTATCCAGTAGATAAAAAACTTGTATTGTGTATAGGTGATCCAAATGATTATACACTAGAACAGTTAGAAGAATGGGAGCAAAAAAATCAATCTAATGCAGTAAAAAATAATTTGTACATTTACACATCCTACAAATCTAAAGATAAGCAAAAGTCAGCAGGTGCCGATACTGAACCAGTTGCTGGATTAAATTCTGGTAACAAAGGACTAGCGATCATACAAATACAAACATTAGATGATCTAAATAAGAAATCTGAATGGTTGCACAAGAACACAAAGTATTACGATAATTGGAATAAAAAATATTATGATTCTATTGTCAAAAGGAGATATCGCGACAGCGATTACGATAGCAAGGAGTTTGAAAAATAATGGTTAATAATTATGGTGAATTTTTCAGTGATAAACCTTTGGTAAGTTCTTATACAGAGTTTCAACCTTTGGAAGAAGTTATTGTAGGTACACCTTATGATCCAGATACTTTTGATTCAAGTGATAGATTTAATCAAGAAGCAAAAGATTTGTTAAAGAGAGTGTTAACAGAGACAGCAGAAGATCTAGAAGTACTTGTTGATATATTAAAAAAAGAAAGTGTAATCGTACAAAGACCAAAACCGTTGCACAATCCTTTACAAAAATACACAGTAGGTGAGTTTGAAATTGAATATATTAATCAACCTTTACAGCCAAGAGATTTAATTGGATTCTTTGGTAACAAAATGATAGAAGCATATACAAAAGACACATCAAGATATTTAGAAACACTGTGTTCGAGAGACATACTAAAAGAATATTATACATATGGTGCAGAATGGTTATCCATGCCACAGCCACAGTTAAACCAAAAAACATATCATGATTATTATCGTAATGGAGAAGTACTGTTTCATTCTGCAAACTTGATCAAATGTGGAAAAGATATATTTCATTCACAATCAAATCAAAAAGATCCAGAAAAAGGCAAAGGCACAGAACAAGGATTGCATTGGTACAAACAGCAGTTGCCTGAATTTACATTCAATGAAGTTCCTGTGGGCGGGCATGTTGATGGCAAGATTGCACTGCTTAAACCAGGATTGCTAATGACATGGAAACCAGAATGGTTACCAGAAAAACTAAAGTCATGGGATTGTATTGTTGCCAAATCTGGTACAAAGTTTCCAGAAGATTTTAAAACAACACGTAAGCAAAGATTTTACAAAGATTACATTGAACGTTGGTTATCACATTGGATTGGATATGTAGATGAAACTGTGTTTGATGTAAATGTGTTAAGCATATCAGAAGATAAAGTTATCTGTACTGGTGCAGACAAAGACGTATTTGCACAACTAGAAAAGCATGGTGTTACACCAATATATTGGAAGTTCAGACACCAATACTTTTGGGATGGCGGAGTGCATTGCCTAACATCAGATGTAAGACGCAAAGGCAAACAAGAAGATTATTTCAAATGATAGACAACAATTACTTTGAAAGAGATTGGGAATGGCACAAAACACTAGACAAAAAATGTCTAGCACCTTGGCACAGCCTTACCATTGACTGGGCAGGTAATGTTTACAGTGATGCAGTAGCAACTAAACCATACGGAAATTTGTATGAAAGCACACTTGAAAAAATGTGGAACAATGATACTGCAATTGGTCTAAGACAGAGTTGGGCTGATAGTAGTTTTGATAATCCTATCTGTAGAAAATGCAACAAAAAAGAACAAACCACTAATAGTTCTAGAAGACAATATTTTTACAGCAATTTCCAACCAGAACAAATCAAACAAGCAACATATAACGTAGACGCACAGCCTGATATTTGGTATTTAGAAATTAATCCGTCTAACAAATGCAATCTAAAATGTAGAATGTGTTCTGGACTAATTTCCAGCAGTTGGATAAAAGATGAAACACAACTGCAGAACATTTCACCTAGTTGGATGCCTGGTAGAGAAACAGGCGAATATCAAAAATTAGAATTTGATGTTATTAAAAATGTACTGGATAAAAAAGAACATTTTGTTAATCTACAATTTTTAAAATTAACAGGCGGCGAGCCTTTGATGGAAGAACAAAATTATCAGATAATGGAACAGTTTATCAAATGGGATATTGCTAAAAATGTTATACTGGATATTAACACTAACGGAACAATTTACAATGATAGATTAAGCAATATTGCTAAACATTTTAAAATGGTTAAATTGCATATAAGCATAGAAGGTACAGGTGATTTATATCAATACATCAGAGGTGGTGATAATTTTACTATTGAGCAGTTAGAAGAAAATATTAGTATGTTTAATGATTTGCCAAACACTATGATTATATACACAGTGACGGTGCAGGCCTATAACATATTTGATATCGCCAACATATGGAAATGGTATTTGAGTATACGCAAAACCAACAACGAAATATATTTTAAAAATGTTGTGGTTAATCCAAGGTATCTAAGTTTCCATGCATTGCCTAGCACAGTAAAACAACAAGCCAAACAACTGTTAATTGATGAAAATTTGCCATTGGGTGATTGGTGGAAATATGATGATCAACCAGCACAAGGCAACATTGGATTCAAAAATATCATTGACGGATTAGAAAATGATAACTATTATAGTAAACAAGAACAACAAAAGTACTGTAAAGAGTTTGTGCAATTTACAAGAGATCTAGATAGCATAAGGAACACAGACATTAAAAAAACAGTACCACAACTAAAAGAATTATTTGAAAGAACATATGAAACAGTCTGATACATTTTGTATATTACCGTGGATGCACGTTGCTACAAATTCAAGCGGGAACTATCGTGTATGTTGTAATTCAACCCCTGGTGAAAATTTTATCACAGATGAATCTGGTGCTCCATATAAAATTTATAAAAACTCACCTGATCAAGTTTGGAATACAAACGTATATAAAGATTTACGTAAAGATTTATTAAATGGTAAAAAACCAAAGATGTGTGTTAGATGTTGGAGAGAAGAAGCAACAGGTATAAAATCAGCACGCCAAGGATTTAATGAATCATACAAAGACCATATTCAAGAAGCAATAGCAAGTACCAAAGAAGATGGATCAGCACCAGTAAAAGGTGTGTATGTTGATCTACGACTAGGTAATTTATGTAATCTAAAATGTAGAATGTGCAATCCTTGGGCATCAAATCAGTGGGTTGAAGAATGGAACACAAAAACGTCATACGATGGAACAGACATACCACAAGAAGAACGTGATAGATTAACACACATGAATTGGCCAACAAATGAAAAGACATGGGAAAACTTGATGCCAATTATTGATACAGTAGAAGAAATATACTTAACAGGTGGGGAACCAACGTTGGCATTGGAGCAATATAAATTATTTGATAAGTGTATTAAATTAGATAAAGCAAAAAATATTATATTAAAATATAATACTAACTTAACTAATATTCCACCTAAGATGATTGAATATTGGAAACACTTTAAGAAAATTAAAATAAATGCATCTATTGATGGTTACGATCAACTCAATAGATATATTAGATATCCAACTAACTGGAAATCAGTAAACAAAAACCTGTCAGCATTTGCTGAAATGGAAAAGCAAGGTAAAATGAGAGTACAAGTACATTCGACAGTGCAAATATACAATGTATTGGATTTAAATGAGTTATTTGAATACACAATGCAGTTTGGATATTTTCCGTATTTGAACATACTTGACCATCCTGATTATTTAAATGTTCGTGTGCTACCACAAAATTTAAAAGAAGAAGCGGCAAAAAGACTACAACCTTGGATAAAACAAGACAAGGTACAAGGGCTTATTAATTACATGATGGCGGAAGACTGGACAAAACACACAAACAAGTTTATTGAATATACAACAGAACTAGATAAGTCACGCGATCAATCACTAGAAAAAGTTGCACCTTTGCTAAAAGAAACACTTGACAATATCTAGTATCATGTTATTATAGTGACATATTAACAATTTAACAGAGAGGTTACTATGTTAAAATATTTTTTAAAACATTTTGGTCAGGCATTACTATTCGTATTCGCAATATTTGGTTTTGCTTGGGCAGGAATACAAATTGGTAATTTTGTAGGCGGCCAAATGCAGAATGATGCATGGGGGCATATTGTTGCTATGGGATTTATATTCTTAGTAGGAATAATATATTATGCATACAGCCAAGCAAAGATGGATGTAAAATATCGATCTAAATAATGGTTATGTTCCCTTCGTCTATCGGTTAGGACACGTGGTTTTCATCCTCGAAAGAGGGGTTCGACTCCCCTAGGGAACGCCAAATTATTATGTTTGATTATATAGTTAAAAATATTAAAAATTCTAAAAGGATTAACTCCTTAAAAGATCATGCTGATGTTTGTGATCTTTCTAATTTTTTTACAGACGAACATTATAGCAAATTAGTCAATGACATTGAATCATTTAAGAAAAAATATATCAATAACGAATTTCCACCAGATGGAACAGAACCGTCAATAATAACATTTGAAGAAATAAAAAAACAAGACAAATTTTATAATGACCTATGGAATTTTGTAAATTCTGATAATTTTAAATCACAACTACTTGATAAGTTTAATTTTATTACGAATAAAGACATTTTATTAGATAACAGTAAAATTAGTATTACATTTCACACAGAATATCCGCATCAAATTGACAAAGCACACTCAGATCAAAAAAATAGTTTGTCAACGATCACACTCCAGATTTATCTTCCGGATGATAATGGTTTGAAAGATTACGGAACACAGTTCGTAAAAAAGAACAATTGTTTATTCAAGAAAGATTTTATTCCTAACAGTGGTTATATAATGGCATCGAATAACAATTCTTGGCACAAACCAACGTTGGGTGTCGAAAGGAATTCTTTGCTCATAAGATTAACTGTAGAACTGGAATACGAAAAAACCAAAACGATCTACAACTACAATCCAAATAGTAAAATTTGTTACACGGTTTGGAACAAAGACATGCAAGTTTACACGAAACAGACAGATTGGATGATGCACATGACATTGCAAAATTTGTCTAGTTTGGGATTTGACAATATTGCTGTCACACAGAAGCCTTTCAAACAAGATCTAAAGTTTTTACAGCAACTTAAACAGCAAGGATTTGAGAAAGTTTTGATTATGTTTGGTGGCTATGTTTGGAAGAATACTTCTATCATTGATTATATTAATAATTTAGATCTAAACACGCCTATCGCTGGATGGTCAAACAATGGAAAAGAGTTGGCAAGGCAGTGTTTTATGATAAATCTCACCCAATTAGATCAAATACAAGAATCTTTCGCAAATGATAAATTCTTTGCAGAATGTATGGATAATTTCACAGACATTGGAGATCAAGTGAGATCTAATAGATATTACTATCACCCTGAACAAGAAGAACAGGATCAAGTAAATGGTTGGATAGCAAATTCTTATAACATAAACGATCAAGGTCTAGTAGGAAAACTTGATTATTTTTCGCCATATATGGAAAATCATAATACCCTACATTCACTTACAAAATCCATGTTAAAGCAATAGTTAATATTTTTCGCTAAAATCGTAAATAAACATAGCAGAAAAAGGCAGATTTAGTCCCTTAAACATCACTAAAGCATTGATTTCACTACATTTTTTTATCCATCTTTCTGGTTGACAGAACTCTATTCTGTGTTATATTAATAATATGAATAACAGAGAGGCACAGACAATGAAAAAAGAACCAGTATATAACACAAAAACAGCTCTTGCAGTGGCTAATTCGATCTATCGTAAAAAAGGTTATGTTAAAACTACAGAAGCAGACTATGGTGAAAGAAAATCTAACAAAACACTAGTTCTTGAAGAACTAGCGAAAGCAACACCAAAGTATGCTAAAAAAGATTTGTCATTTGCTGATGAGATAGTTGAACATTATCAAGGTTTGTTGTTGTTTAAACTTGGAGACACACAAAACAGTTTCCAAGAAGCAGTTCTTTCTTGTGTTGCACAGGACAATGTGAAAGCAAGAGATATTGGTATTATTGCATCACTTCCACACACCTACAAAACTACACTAGACAAAGAAGCAAGAAAATCAAAAGAAGAAGCAATGGCTTCAAAAAGTTCATTTACAGGTAATGTTAAGAAAAGAAACATATTTGATATAGTAGTTGAAATGGTAAAACCTTTACCACACAAAGGTTTATATATTGTTAGTTTTATGCAAGGTGACAACATACTCAAACATTTTACACCTAGTAATCCTGAAGACGATGGAATTGTTGAAGGCGCCAACTTGCAAATTAGTGCGTATGTCAAAGATCATCAAGTAAACAAATACAATGGTGGTAAAGAAACAATTATTAACAGAATCAAAGTATTGAAAGTGAGGTAAAATAAATGGCTGAATATTCATCACATGATTGGAGAAAGCACACAGATGACGCAGTTGTTATCGACGAAAACAAAGCGGTGTTGAAGGTTAACGAGTGTAAGGTACAATTTACAAATCCTAAAACATTACAAAAACAAGAAGTTGATGTTTCTAGACTTGTAAGAGTATTTGTAAACAACATTGAAAACAATAAACGGAGTGTAAAATAATGAGCGAATGGCTGTTAACAATTTGGTTTACAATTATTCCAACTGACACGATGGAACCAAAAGAATTTTCTTTTAGCACGTCACACGACACATACGAGGAGTGCGTAATAGAACAAGATAAGTTTAATACTATATCAGTTTCGTTACCTGGAATAGAATTTCACGCAGAAGCATCTTGCAAGATAAATGAAGAATATTGTACGGACGATGGCTGTCCAAAATTTATGACACCACTTAGAAATGAACAAAAAATATAAACCAAGATATTACACACCACAAGAGATCGATTTTAACGATCATCCTTTTGTAGGAGTTGAATGGCCAGTTAAAGGGTCAACAGGCAAGAATTATGAAGTAGAAATGACACAACATGGATTTGTATGTTCGTGTATTGGTTTCGCACATCACGGTAAATGTAAACACAGCAGAGAGGTAGCAGAAAAACTATGTACAATATAATACAAGAACTAGAATCAAACAATTCAAGATTGTTTAAGGAAGATGTAATCAAACGTGAAGCAGAAGCCAACAACGATCTTTTCTTTGAAGGGTGTCGTCTTGCTCTTGACCCACTTGTTTCGTTTGGTGTTAAGCAAGTGCCACAGGCAAAAAAAGATGGTCCTGGTTGTAGTTGGGAACAATTCAAAGAACTAACAACCAAACTCAGTAATAGAAGTGCCACAGGGCATACAGCAAGAGATTTGATTGAGTTCCATATGAATATATCTACTAAAAATGAATGGAATGATTGGTATAGACGTATTCTTATTAAAGACCTACGTTGTGGTGTTAGTGAAAAAACAATTAATAGTGTTGTTAAGAAAGTGAACAAAGATTACACTATACCTGTGTTTAAATGTATGTTGGCACATGACAGTGCTAATCATGAAAAGAAATTGGTTGGCGAAAAACTATTAGACTACAAATTAGATGGTGTAAGGGTACTTGCCATATATGACGTTGAGTCAGATTCAGTTACCATGTATTCAAGAAATGGTAAGCAGTTTATTAACTTTGGACATATTGAAAAAGAAATCGTAGATACACTTGCAAGTAAATTTGAGGAATCTATGGTGCTAGATGGTGAAATGGTATCTAGTTCTTTTCAAGCATTAATGAAACAGGTGCATAGAAAAGACAATGTAGAAGCC